TTAGGGTCAGTTGGCGGGTGTGAAAACACTTGCTAAAATCGAAAGATGGAGGTGATACAATGTTGCACTTTGGTATTAGGTACGATAGAAAGAGAGAGTCGGGTGACTTGGGTTATAAACCCAGAATTATCGCTGGCGAATATTGCAAGCATTGGGGTAGTGGTTGGAAAGAATTTTCCTATCTCTATCCTACTGACTTAACAATACTCGACGGCGAAATCACTCGGACTTGGGATCAATTACATCCCGGACCCCCCTATAAAGAAGGTGGGCCCTTTTCTTCCTACCGTTCCTACATTCCGGGAAGGAATATCCAGGGATGGGGTTATTACTATAAGGATTTCTTTCCTTATGGTTTCCCACCTCCTGGAAATCAGTGGTATCGGCTTTACTATAACGGCGGGTTCTATCCTATGAACTGGCCGCTTAGTAATCCTTTGACCGCAACTTCCCTTACCACTACCGGGGTTTCCGGATATTTATCCGGAACTTACGGAGATGCAACGGCGTTAGGTCCTACGGCTTGGAATCGTCTCAAGCCAAAATTGTCTACGAGCGATCTTGGAGTGTTTTTCGCAGAAATTCGCGAAACACCCAGGATGCTTAAGACATCAGCCCGCTTCTTCAAAGATTTATGGAGAAGTATGGGAGGCAACTTAACTGGGCATACTATGTCTAGAAAAGCTGCTGACCATTGGCTGAACACCCAATTTGGGTGGCGTCCGTTTATCAGCGACCTTACAAAGGGCTTTAAAACCTTTTGTAACGCAGATAAGCAACTTAAAGCTTATCGCGAAAAGAATGGTACGTGGATAAGACGGGCAGGACCGGTGAATTCAGATGTGCAAACGCAGGATTTGGTAGTCTCCTATGACGGGGTGTACAGTCCTTACGTACAACCTTGCGTGGGAGGTTATTTAATGCCTGCGGCTTCGACCAAGATCTTTAGGGAAATTACCCAGAAGACTTGGTTCGTCGGGATGTTTCGGTACTATATCCCTTCTTTAGCAGTTGACTCGAGTGAGCAACTGTCAACCATTCAGAATTATCTGAGGTTGTATGGGATCCGAATCAATCCTATGCTTGTCTGGAACATCACACCTTGGACGTGGTTGGCCGACTGGGTAGCGAATATTGGAGATAACATATCCAATTTTACGTCTATCCAGCAGGACAACATGGCGTCAAAGTACGCATACATCATGCAATCGACAGTTCATAATCTTGTGAACTATTCCAAAGTTACTACTATCTTTGGTACGAAAAACATGGTGTGGACTCTTGGCAATACAGTCAAGACCCGGCGTGCTGCTTCACCTTTCGGTTTTTCTGTCGATGTGCCTAATTTTTCGGCACGTCAATGGTCCATCCTCGCTGCATTAGGTTTCTCTCGATCGAAAATCGAGGATAGGTACTATAATTAAGTGCCTATTTATGCAGTTAGGACCTCATCGCTGTGGTTATTTTCGGCTAGGCACCTTGGAAAAGTGCTCGGTTAATCACAGTTAACCTTCCATATACTAAGGAGATCAACCATGGCTTTAGCCGATCCACAATCAATTACCATAAACAGTGTTGCCAAAACCCTCAACCGCATCAAAGCGGATGGGTTAAAATCGATCTATGCTACCGATGATGGCGTTTTCACCTTTACGGTGTCACACCAGGAGTCCGGTAAACGGACCCGGCGCATGGTTCGAATCGACCAGAGAGTGGTCGCGGCCGATCCTCTGACTGCTCAAAATGAGTATAAGAGTCTCGGTCTTTATATCGTTATCGATGAGCCAGAATACGGCTTTTCTGATAATGATATTTGGCTAACTGCAGCCGGGTTTATTGCCTGGCTGACACAGGCGAATGTTCTTAAGGTCTTGGCGACTCAACACTAAGGGTCGAGCATTGCTGCAACCTAAATTTTTGATTTGGGCTGTAGTTGTGCTTGTATCCTTAGCGCTGATACTCGCTTTCTGGTACGGTGACGTTAATTTTAGCGTCAGGACGAACTGGGAATATATCAAATATTCCCGGTAAGTTGTACCAGCTGTCCTTAAGATCTGGAGCGTAGAAATACGCTCCAGATGCCTGTGTCTTGGTAAAAGATTGCCCAGGTTTTTAGGCCTGGGGAGGCGATGGCTGTGGCTGGATGACAACCCCATTTTATTGGAGGAATCATGAAAAGCCACGTAAGTGACCAAATTAGTATGGCAATTTGCGTCTATAAAGACGCTGTTGCCAAGTGTGTCACAACCCAGCCCGATTTGCGTGACCTCGAAACTTTGAAGTCACGTGTCAAAGATGAAGGATTATCGTTTTTAACGATAACTCTTCCCAATTTTGGAAAAGACTTCGAAAGAGGTCTAGACCAAGGGAAGATTGACCCAACCCTTTTCCGTAGTTTTAGGAAAAGCGGAGCAATCCCTGCGTTTTTGCAAGGTATGCTCGGTCAAATCTTTGACAGGGTTACAGGTGAGATTGTTGATGAAATTAATTTAGATATTATTGTTCCGCTTGTAGAAGGTATTAGGCAAATTGCTTATACCTTCAAGAAGTTGGAGCTTGATTGCAAACCCGAAAGGGTGCAGTCATGTCTAAATGGTTTTGTTGACACTGAAAACGATCTTTCTACGTCTAGTGTCTCCGGAGAGGATCTTGAAGAATTTCTTCAAGTATCTGGCATGATATGGTCAAATATGCTGCAAGACATTTCTGTCTTTGAGCTTATACCACGTCATGGTCCCGGAGCAACTGCTGAAGGTGTTTCTGGAAATCAGAAATACTCTTGGCAGTTCTGGCACGATCGTCTCGAACCTTACTTTCCTTTGCTTGAGACTGCCTATTCATTAGGTGTTCTTGAAGCACAGGAGTTCGAGAAAGTTACGGTCGTTTCCGAGGAGTTGGAGCAACCTGTAAAGGTTACACCCGTTCCGAAGACGCAGAAAGGGCCCAGGATTATTGCCATTGAGCCTTGCTGTATGCAATACACACAGCAAGCTATTCGAGACCTCCTTTACACGAGGCTCGAACGGTATCGGTTTACAGCTGGTCACGTGAATTTTACGGATCAGTCTATAAATCAATCCTTGGCAATGAAGTCGTCGTCTGATGATCATTTGGCAACACTTGATCTATCAGATGCTAGTGATCGTGTTTTGCACGCACTAGCAATTCGCATGTTCGATAGCGCCCCTATATTACAGGGTGCTATTGAGGCATGTAGATCGACACATGCAAAACTGCCCGATGGCCGAGTTATCGGTCCACTGAGCAAGTTTGCATCCATGGGTAGTGCTCTGTGCTTTCCGGTAGAGTCGATGTATTTCTATACTATATGTATAGCGGCCCTGCTAAAAGAGCACAACTTACCTGTGACGTCCCTTAATATCTTTTTGGTATCGAGGGATGTCTATGTTTATG